AGCCACAAACAATTCTAGATAATAATCTAAACCATTGTTGCTCTTATATGATGAAAAATATTTTTTTCCAAAACTCATATTTATACACTTCTTAGCCTACTCATTCCACCTCTTTGATTACTAATAAAAATATCATTTCCGCTTATACGTCCAAACACTTCAACTTGTTGAGTTCCACCTCCATTAATCATTGATTTTAAGCGATCAAGAGGAGCAACGACCTCAGGATTCGAGGCACTTGTTCCAGCTCCCTCACCAACTAGAGCCATTGTTGGACCAGTAACTAAACCACCACTCTGTAAACCTAATATGCTATTTTTTGCTGCACTAAAAGCCTTACCTAAATTTCCAGCAACATTAGGTCCACCAAGTAATAAATTAATTGCTGTTAATACAGCTAACTGAATAATTAATTGTTTTATTGCTTTCTTTATGTTTTCTATAAAAGAGCTGAAAAAACCCTCTTGGCTATTTGCAGCAGTCATCATTGAGTTAAATAATATGTCACTAAACAATTGATTCAAGGCATTTGATTCTCTTAACTTTGCATTAAAATCCTCCATATTAATCACAATATCCTCAAATTGTTCATTTACTAAAGACATTTCCTCAGCAAATTGGTCAGATATTGATGACATATTTTCTAAAGGTTTAAATTTTTCTAACTCTTCAAAACTTAAACTTAATTCATTTACAGCTTTTGATGTTTCTTCAATATCCTCTTTATTATTAATTTCAACTTGTATATTTCCAAAAGTTGTAAATGGCTTTTGAGTTTTAGGAGTTTTAGGAGTTTTTAATTGTATATCACCAAAAGTAGAAAATGAACTTGTTCCTAATTCATCTGTTATATCTTTTAATTCTTTTACACTACCAGTTAAATTATCTACATTTTCTTTCGATTTTTTAAAATCACCAA